GCCCATGCCGCTGGCTCCGGTCGTTGACTTTGCACAGGTGGCGGCGACTTGCAGGCGCTTACGCCCAGCAGAAACATCAGCACGGAGACTTTCGATAGTCGCGTTAGCATCAGCAAGCTCCTTTGTGTATCTGGCGTCAAGTTCTGCGACATCACGTTGACGCTTCTTCATATCAGCGATTGTGGATGCGGCTTTGTCGCGCTGCTCTTTGTAGGCGATGGCGTTATCACGGTAATGATTAACCGCCCATGACAGACAGACGATGATGCAGATAACCAGAGCGGAGATAATCGCGATTACTCTGCTCATTGTTGCCCCCACAAACAGACTTCACGCTCAATCTCACGGCGAGTCATCAGCCCTTTCCATTGCTTACCGCCAGCGTATGTCCAGCGACGTAGCTGGTCACATGCGCCCTTGATATCGCCCTGGTTGATTTTGCGAAGAAGCGTCGATGTTCTGAAATTGCCAGCACCAACGTTGTAGACGAACGAGTAAAGAGCGCCGCGCGTTGTTTCCGGTATATCGACTTTGATGTACGGGTTAATTTGTCTGGCGACCGTGGCAAGGTCTTTATTCAGGAGGGCTTTGCATTCTGCTTCGGTATACGTTTTACCGAGCATGATGTCTTTTCCGGTGTGTCCGTGACATACAGTCCATACACCAACAATATCTTTGTATGGTATGTAGCTGACACCTTCCAGACCATCGTTACCACTTGGTCCAGTGATCAACACAGATGCTATAGCAATAGCCCCGCCACTTATCGCCGCTATTACGCTATTTCGTAGTGCCGGTGACATTGCCATTCAATCTGTCCTCGCGCTCTTTGCGCTTGTAGTACCAGTTGATGCCAAATGTGCCGACAGTACAAAGAATACCAATGATGACAGCCCAGTCATTCAGGGAGAGAATGCCACCCATCGCAGTCAGTCCTCCGAAGCTGTAACTGAACCATTCTCTGATTTTGTCCATACGGTACATGCTCTACCCCTTCATTGAGGGGATTTGCTCTATTTAATTAGGAATAAGGTCGATTACTGATAGAACAAATCCAGGCTACTGTGTTTAGTAATCAGATTTGTTCGTGACCGATATGCACGAGCAAAACGGCAGGAGGTTGTTAGCGCAACCTCATGCCACCCGCTTTCACGAAGCCAGCCATTGCGCTGGTTTTCTTTTATGCAAAGCACACCGCACCGTAGCCACAGCGGATAAGGTGATTATTTTTGTCTGTCTGGTATTTGGTTTGATGTGCTTTCAGAAAGGTCGTGATTAAAACGCAAAAGCCCCGAGCTATTAACTCAGGGCTTTATTTAACGAGTGCATTTATCCATCGTTGGGTCAAATTTACCCAACTTTATTCAAAAAGTCAATATCATGCCGTAAAGATGTTGCCATCCGTGGCAATCATGCTGCTAACGTGTGACTGCGTTCAAAATGTTGTCTGCGATTGACTCTTCCTTGTGGCATTGCACCACCAGAGCGTCATACAGCGGCTTAACAGTGCGTGACCAGGTGGGTTGGGTAAGGTTTGGGATTAGCATCGTCACAGCGCGATATGCTGCGCTTGCAGGCATCCTTGAATAACCGACGCCTTTACATCTTCCGCACTCTTTCTCAACAACTCTCCCCCACTGCTCTGTTTTTGCTATATCAACCGCACGACCTGTACCGTGGCAATCTCTGCATCTTGCGCCCGGCGTCGCGGCACTACGGCAATAATCCGCATAAGCGAATGTTGCGAGTACTTGCAGTACCTTTGCCTTAGTATTTCCTTCAAGCTTTGCAACGCCACGGTATTTCCCCGATACCTTGTGTGCAAATTGCATCAGATAGTTGATAGCCTTTTGTTTGTCGTTCTGGCTGAGTTCATGCTTACCGCAGAATGCAGCCATTCCGAATCCGGCTTGTGATTGCGCCATCCCCATAGCAGCCATCACATCAGTACCGGAAAGAGAGTCAGAAGCCGTAGCCCGTGGTGAGTCGCTCATCATCGGGCTTTTTGGCGAATGAAATTTAGCTACGCTTTCGAGTCTCATGGCCTTCCCCTTTTGCCCTGTTTGACCATCAGGACGCCGTTAACTATTACGTGACGCTCGCCTTTGCTGTCTCGGTTGTACTTGAGCACTGTTCCTCTTGCGCAGGAAAGCATCCTTGCCACTTCGGTCTGATTGCCTCGTGTCTGGATAAGAAGCTCTGGTATCGTTTGAATTGTGGCGTTCATGCGTTCTCCAGTTCGGTGATTTTTATTCCAAGCCTTCCACCTGGTACTTTCACACCACGAATTACGCGAATGTCATCGAATTGCTCGTCGTCTTCCGCAAATCCGGCGTGGATAAGGGAGTCGAGTAAACCTTTCAGGATGTTGTCGAGGTCGCGGCGGCGGGAGTCCGGAACGTCTGCGATTACTTTGATGCGGAGTCGTGATTTGGTGAAAATGTCTAACTTAAGTTGGCGGATGATTTGCTGAACGTCTTTTCGGTATTTCTGGCCTTTATCGCTGATGTAGTATTGGCTTCCCCGTCTTCGCCAGTAGGTGTTCAGCGACGGTGGGTACGGAAGTGTGAATCTGTATTCTGCCATTTATCCTCTCCCATGATTATGGTGATAGCCCAATCGTGATTCCGCCAATTTTCTGGCATTAACGGCTAGAGATATGTCATCGTATAATCCAAGAAATATCTTTTTATTATCACTGTTTATATATGCACCCCACTTTTTATTCTTCTTATAGTAGGCAACACCAATTACTCCAGAGCGATTATTAATAGGCTTTTTTCTGTTCCTTGAGTTCTGTTTATCATCTACAACGCGCAAATTGCATATTCTGTTATCGCTTTTAATTCCATTTATGTGGTCAATTTCCCCATCAGGTTCACTTCCATAAAAGGATATCCATGCGATTCTATGAGCTCGACAAACTTTTTTATTTACAGATATACGAACGTATCCTTTTTCATCTATAGAACCAGCAATCTTACCGACATATGTTGAATTCCAGCACTCTCTTACACTTTCTCTTCTCTTGTATATAAACAAACCTGTTTCGCTATTATATTCATACAATTCATTGATTTCTTTTTGTGTTGGATATCTTTTACCGTTCATGACTTAATCTTCCCCTCCTTCAGCAGTATCGCCTGCGTCCTGATCACGCCTTCGAGGTGGTAAAGTCTGGCGTCTTTGTTGTCGAGAATCCTTGTGCGTCGGTCGATCTCCGCGTGGCAGTCACTACAAGCCCATGCACCGATCAGGTCGTCAGGCTTCATTCCCGTTCCGCAAATTCCAGCCATCCTGTAATGTGCCAGAACTGTAGTTTCAGGGTTGCCATTGCATATGCCGTAAATACGTACCTGGCATGCTCTGCCTCGCGCTTCTTTGCGTAGGTTAGCCATTAAGCAGCCTCCCCTGTTACTTTCAGCATTCCGTTATCGAGCAGCTTTCTGGTCAGCCACTGTTGACCACGCCCGGTGATTTTTGTGGTGAACGATATCTGTATTCCGTGATTTGTGTTGACCGCTGTTTCTTTCACTGTGAAATAGCCGCGATCCATATATTCCTGCATTGGTACATTGCGCCGGGAACCTGAAGCAATAAGGATTTTGTGATCGCGCATCCACGCAAACAGTTTGTTTGGACCAATACCAACAACCTTTGCAAAGTTTCCAATCAAAATTCCGCTGGCCTCGCCAACGCGATCGGCAAACTCAACTTTAGGTGCGGCAATTGCGAGCTGGTTTTCCAGTTGCATTTTCTGCTCAGCAAGATCAGCAGCAAGGCGCAACGCTTCTGGTAGCGTTTTGGGGATATTAACCGCAGTTTCTTCAAGCTCTCGCCAACGGTCAACAAGACGAGCGGTGAATTCCGGCGACAATTGGGCGACGACAATAATGCTGTCTCGCTTTCCTTGTTCGCCCTCGAAGACGTAGAAATCACGCTCCCCGGTAATAACACCTAAATCATTGATTATGTTAGTGTGCTGCAATGCAGGAGGCTTGATAACGCCACGTTTCACCAATCTATCTATGGATACTTTTACATTGCTATGGCGGCTTTCTACCAACTCAGCGATTTCAATGCTTGTCATTTTGATGGCATTGCCATTTATTAACTCATTCATCGTCTTCTTCCTCGTACATTGAGCTATTCGGATCGCTCATCAGTTCTGCGCAGCAATCGGAGCACACGTGAACTTCCAGCACATGCAGCTTCTGACCGCAGTTAGCGCACGTTAAAGCTCGCTCGACGCTTTCTTTCTGGTATTGAAGAGATTGGGATGGACTAAGCATGGCTTTCACCATTAAAAAGTCGCTTGTAAGCATCAATGTCTCGTTTTGCTTCACCGAGCTTTCGTCTTAATTCCATGTTTTCTGATTCAAGCTTTTCCATGTCTTGTTGGTATCGATCGCGGTGTTCTTTCCATGCTTTTTGATACGCCTTCATGTATGTCATGTTGGCCTTTCTCTTTGCCTGACGAACTGCGTGGTGGTTTTTCACAAACCAGTCAGGGTCGTTAAATGCTGCTCTGGCGCATGTATACCAATAATTTGTTGCCTCCCTGTTTAGCCAATAAATACTGATAAATGGCAACCGGATAGACACCATTTTTCGTTGTGACTCTTTCTCGCCAAACATGTGCCCTTTTTTGATGCTAAGGCCAAATCCAGGTTGAATTAAAAGCATTGTCATTTCCTCGCGCGATGTCTTAGCCACCGGATATCCCACAGGTGAGCCGTGTAGTTGAAGGTTTTTACGTCAGATTCTTTTGGGATTGGCTTGGGTTTATTTCTGGAGCGTTTCGTTGGAAGGTATTTGCAGTTTTCGCAGATTATGTCGGTGATACTTCGTCGCTGTCGTCTCATGCCGCCCTCCTGGCGCCCTGCCCGATCGCCATCAATGCCGATTTGGATACGGTAGTAAACATCCGTCGAGGACTGATGAACGGTCGCCAAATCAGCAGCATTGAGCCTTTGCTGTTTCCCTTCTTCTCCAGCCCCGTCGATGGTTCGATAAAATTAATCCGTCCATCAGTGATAATGCGAACTTCGTCGACACTCTCCAGAGCCTTGCTGAACCATCCGACTGACATATCCTCTGGCACAAGCATAACTACCGTCTGTCGCTGTTGTATGCACTGCTCAGCGGCTTTTTCCACCCACGGCCTGATATTGCTGTACGGTGGGTTATTCCAGATTGCACCGTGGCTTACCCACTCAGAATTGAGCGCGTCGTCAGCCTCAGTTAGCCAGTGAGCGCACAGGGCGTTTTTGTCGCTCGCTGCCGAATCCAGCCAGAATCCAAACTCAATATCCAGTGCATCAAAAAGCCAGAGCGGCGTTTGCCAGCAGTCCTTGTCGTGTGCTGGCGTATTTGATTTGATAGTCATGCAGCCTTCCCTTTTCGTTGTGACCATTCATACTCTCGCCGGGAGTCATCACTCCACCGCACGTTGCGCTCTGAGCCGAACCAGAACATGATTTCGATAAGCTCAGTCATGCTGGCCTTTCGCATTTTGCTGGTACGCACTCCAAGCATAACAACGCCACCGTCGATACCAGGCGCACTTCGTTGCTCCAGTTTTTTGGTCTTAAGCCACAGGGCAGTGAACAGATCTTTCCAGTCCTCCGGCGCAAGTCTCTCTCCATACCAGAGCACCTGACGCGATACGTCCTGCAATAACGCCCACATAAGGCGGTTTTGAGGATTGCTCCGCTTTGGTTCTTTAATGTGGACTTCGTGAGGTGACTTGTCGTCGATCGGAAGTGAGAGTATTGCGTCTATGGCGTTGTTTCTGATTGCTTCGTTGCGAAGCATGTATATTTGCTTCATCGTTACCTCAACTAACAAAACGCCACGCCATTTTTGCTACAGCGACAGGCATAACACCGATAATCACCCAGACAAATGCAGCGCCAAACAACGTATACCATGGGTCTTTACCGTCATTCACAAGACGAATGTAGCTATGCAGAACAATAAAAAACGTCAGAAGAATCCATCCAACGCCAACGCATTTGAGTGCGACGAGCATAAACTCAGCCACGATTTACTCTCCCCCAAATAAAAAGGCCTGCAGGTAATCGCAGGCCTGTTATTAGCTCAGTGATGTAGATGGTCATCAGAATCCTCCTTTCTTCTTGGACTGCGGTTCCTCACGTTCACGGCGGCGCATTTCAGCAGACTGTTGGTCTGTGTCATAAATAGCGCCATTTGCCTGAATGCAATACACCGTGCCGGTATTGCCATGACGATTGAGGCGAAGGATTAGTTCGGTTTCACCAGGAGGAACGCTGTCATCAAAAGCACCTTCACGATGGATCCCCACCCAATAATCGCAATCCTGTTCAATCTGCCCTGTATCTCGTGAGTCACTTGGTAATGGGCGTTTATTGGTTCGGCTTTCCAGTGCGCGGTTAAGCTGTGTCAGAAGCACAACAACGCAATCAAGCTCTTTGGCAAGGTTCTTCAGTCCTTTGGTGATCATGCCGTAAGCAAGGTCGTTGCGATCGGCCTTCTCAGCGGTCATTAGTGTCAGGTAATCGACCAGAATCATGCCAACACATCCTTTTTCTCGCTTGATTCGACGGCTTTCGCTGACGATTTGAGCCAGAGATAATCCCGGCGTGTCGTCGATGTAAAGCAGGTCGATTTCACTCAAGCGATTGGCTGTTTCGATCGCCCTGTTGAAGTCACCATCGTAATCACCCTGATAGCCGTCATCAGCGTCATTTGTCGCCGGAAGGTAAAAAATATTCGGGTTAACACCAGACTTCTGCCCTACCAGTTTTTCCAGTATCTGATCACCTGGCATTTCAAGGCTGAACATCAAAGCGGGCTTTTTCTCATGCACTGCGCAATTGATTGCCATCTGGCTGTATAGCGTCGTTTTCCCCATCTTAGGGCGAGCGCCAATGACAAACAGAGAGCCTTTCACCAGACCTTTCGGTGACAGCATCCTGTCCAGCGATGGGATCCCTGTGCTCATTCCCCGTTGTTCGCCTGATGGGTCAAATCGCTTCTCAAGGTCGCTAACCCAGTCTTCCATGACCTCACCAAATGAGCGAAGGCCGCGACGCGATCCGGTTTTTGCATGGTCTGTCAGTTGCGTGAAAATCGCCTGAATAGCTTCGTACTTCTGCATTGCAGTCATTCCGTTGCGGGAATAGAGCAATTCCGTCGCTTCAGTCATGCGGTTGATGGCGTAGCGTTCCATTGCGGTTTCACGAACCTGCATTGCATAGGCAACGATGTTTGCTGCGCTTGGCGTGTTCTTTGCGATCTCAGCGATATAAGCAAAACCGCCAACAGACGCCGTTAACGATTTACGCTCCAGTTCATCGAAAAGCGTCAGGCCATCTACTGGCTTTTGCTCACGGTGCATTCTGGTTATTTCTTCGAAAAGGATTTTGTGTGGTCGGCTGTAAAATGAATCAGGCTTCAGCATCGCCAGAACTTTCTGGACGCGCTCACTGCTGTCATCATCCAGAAGCAATCCACCAATCACCGCCTGCTCTGCCTCGATGCTATGGGGCGGCGCATAAAAATTATCGGTCATCGTGTTCACCCTCACGAACTTTCAGGTAGGTATTATCGTTAAGCAGGAAATCAAATCCCTTTTTGTGCCAGACGGTTCCGCGCTGATGGTTTGGGCGCTCTTCGAACATCCATCGGCAATTTTCGCCTACGTAGCTCAAATAATTTCTCCAGTCCTGCATCGTGAAACCATGCCCGTCAAGCTGTCGGGTTATCACTCCGGCTTTGCGCCAGAACGTTCGGATCTGGTTTTTACGCTTGTCATTCAGTGCGCGGATTCTTGGCGCTTCAGGAAGGATTTCGTGGTAAGCATCGACAACATCCTGACAGCTGACGGAAGGTTTTTTCTTGTCAGACTTTTTGTCTGCTGTGGCACTCTCTAATACGTCAGTATTAGAGATATTATTTATATTATTGTTTATGGACAACAGTTGGACAACCGTTGGACAATCTCCGCTGAGAGGCGCGCCATTACTGGTGTTTGCGTTGGACAACCGTTGGACAACCGTTGGACAATTTTTTGCCTGAAAATCGTCATATTTAACGATTGTAAACAGGCTAAATTTCTTCCCCATCGAGCAAATATTAAGCATCCCTTTCGACTCAAAAGTCCGTAATAAGCTCCGAACTTTGTTGTCGGGGATGAATGTTTCTCTGACCAGCGACGGGCGTCCAGTTATCATCTGACCGCGATCAACAGTTATCGGCCCGATATCCGTATTGACGACAGTAGATTCGTGATTAGCCTTGAGGATTAAGTGAAGCCAAAGATGTACTGCCTGAGAGTCCTTATAGAGCCTGCTGTCCATAAACTGGCGGTGTATAGAGACATACCCCATACTGGATGCCTCCTGATGTTGTACAGGGTTATGCCTGTAATCAGCTAATTTAACGACGCCCATGTTTTACTCCTGCTTTGGCTAGTCTGTAAACACCAACAAGGCGCTCTGCGAACGCCCTGTTATTTGCTGCGGCTACCACTAATCCCTCAGGTGAATCAGGGTGTCGAATCTCTTCTTTTTCCTGGTATTTCTTACGACGTTTTGTCATAATTACTCCTGTGGATTGATCCAGTCTTTCTACATCAGGCCTCGAAGAATTCGCCGTTCTTCGGGGCTTTTTCTTTTGTCAGCATTCTGGCTACTTTCTTAGCCAGTTCCGCCAACTCCTCGTCTTCAACACCCCATTCAAGAACAGCCAGAAGCATTCCCATTTTTGGGATGAAGCTGTCTTTCCATCGCGAAATTTGCGATTCATTAATCCCTAACGCGTCGGCAACCTTTCGCTGACCACGTACAGCAATTCGATTCAGGATGTTGCTTGTAATTGCATTCGCTTTCTTGCGAGTACTTGTAAGTTGCATATGTAAGTATTTCCTTAGATAACAATTGATTGAATGTATGCAAATAAATGCATACACCATAGGTGTGGTTTAATTTGATGCCCTTTTTCAGGGCTGGAATGTGTAAGAGCGGGAATGTCTTAAGCGGCTTTGTGTTCCGGAGGGAACACGTCATCAAGACTGACTTTTGCGCCTAACTTGTTTAGGCATGCAACAAGAGCGCGGCATGTTTTAAGGTCTGGGAAGCGACGACCAGATTCCCAATGCCCAATAGCTCCCTGTGTGCATCCAACCGCCTTAGCAAGTGTTGTTTGAGAGATATTCAGTGACTCTCGATATTTTCGTAGGTTGCTCATATGCCCTCCATAGTAACCATGAAACAATAATACGATATGTACTTTTAGAATGCAAACAAAAAATACATCTTGTGCATGGATGGTTTTAGTACAGAGCGTAATAATAAGGGTATGAAAATGAAATGGTATGAACTGGCTAGATCCAGAATGAAAGAGCTCGGCATAACTCAAGAGAAGTTAGCTGAAGAGCTTGGTATGACGCAGGGTGGAATTGGTCACTGGTTGCGCGGATCTCGTCATCCATCTCTTGACGAGATTGGTGTGGTGTTTAAATACCTTGGTATTGATAACGTCTCATTCAACCACGACGGTACATTTTCACCTGTTGGCGAATACTCATCTGCCCCCGTTAAAAAACAATATGAGTACCCTGTTTTTTCTCATGTTCAGGCCGGGATGTTCTCGCCTGAGCTTAGAACCTTTACCAAAGGTGATGCGGAGAGATGGGTCAGCACAACCAAAAAAGCCAGTGATTGTGCGTTTTGGCTTGAAGTTGAAGGTAATTCCATGACCGCTCCAACAGGATCCAAGCCAAGCTTTCCTGACGGGATGTTAATTCTCGTTGACCCTGAGCAGGCTGTTGAGCCAGGTGATTTCTGCATAGCCAGACTTGGTGGTGACGAGTTTACCTTCAAGAAACTGATCAGGGATAGCGGTCAGGTGTTCCTACAGCCACTAAACCCGCAATATCCAATGATTCCATGCAATGATAGCTGTTCCGTAGTAGGGAAAGTTATCGCCAGCCAGTGGCCTGAAGAGACATTTAGTTAACAGCCTCGCCACTCTAAAACACACAACAATAACCCGACCTTAGCGTCGGGTTTCTTTTTCCAAAATATAAACCCATTAAATACAAAGCGTTATAAAAAACTAATTATATTTAGAACATTTTGTATTGACTCGATAAAGTACAAATCGTACTATTTAGCCATCAGCAGGACGCACTGACCACCATGAAGGTGATGCTCTTAAAAATTAAGCCCTGAAGAAGGGCAGCATTCAAAGCAGAAGGCTTTGGGGTGTGGTGAAGGGTTCATGGATGGGAATATGTCGCACGTAAAGCGGCGAGGCCTGCGGAACTATTGCCGAATTGAAGTCGGCCGAAGCAGGTCGAAATGGGTCTCCCACCTACCACACCACCAAAGCTAACTGACAGGAGAATCCAGATGGATGCACAAACACGCCGCCGCGAACGTCGCGCAGAGAAACAGGCTCAATGGAAAGCAGCAAATCCCCTGTTGGTTGGGGTAAGCGCAAAACCAGTTAACCGCCCTATTCTCTCGCTGAATCGCAAACCGAAATCACGAGTAGAAAGCGCACTGAATCCGATAGACCTTACGGCGCTGGCTGAATACCACGAACAGATTGAAAGCAACCTGCAACGTATTGAGCGCAAGAATCAGCGCACATGGTACAGCAAGCCACGCAGTGAAATGGGCGTGACTTGTGTTGGTCGCCAGAAAATGAAATTAGGCAGCAAACCACTTATTTGAGGTGAGATATGACAAAATCATGGAGCGTACCTTTTCCTGAATCAGAAACTGAACATGATGGAATGCCTGTTTTCTGGAGATTCCAGGCGACAGTTGAAGAAGATGGAATCAAAATATTCGCACTTCAATATATAGCTTTTCATCAGACAGAGCATTATGCATGGTTGGTTCCTGCGCATTGGATTGTTGATTTTAAACCAGCACCAAATCAGTGGTTACAGGAATGGAAACAAAAGAGAAATAGATATGCAATTAAGAAAGTAGCAAAAAATGCAGAAAGATCTTTTGCATTCCCAACGAAGAAACTTGCCATTGAAAGTTTATTGCGCCGGAAGAAATACCATTTAATGAGAATCAAACAAGATTTGGCTGTTGTATCAACTCTTGTTGATGGGATGAAGAATATTGATACATCAACACCAGATATTGAATATAACTTTGGACACAACCAAGAAACAGAAAATTGGGTATTTTATTAGTACAAATAAGCACTGTGTATTCATTCCAACGAGTGAATACACGGAGCAATGTCGCTCGTAACTAAACAGGAGCCGACTTGTTCTGATTATTGGAAATCTTCTTTGCCCTCCAGTGTGAGGGCCTTTTTATATGCATACCAATAACGCTTCACTAGAGGCGTTTTCGTTATGCAATCAAACAGAAGGAGCATCCTATGCAACAGTTCGCTATTGCAGGGGCGGCATCGGTTCGCCCTTTCAACCCGATTTTATCGGTACAGCATTCACGAAAAAACATTTTAACCGGAGCAGACTTTAAACAACCAAGAATGAAAAGCTTGCTCGAAAAGCTTTGGGATATTTTGAAACAACAAGGCCGTCCATGAGTTTTACAGACAACTGGTCAGACGAAGAATTCATTCGTCAGATGAACAAAATGCTCAATCAGCACAAAGAACAGGAGAAAGATGATGATTCTGACTCTGAATGATAAGCGTGAAATATCGCAAATAATCGCAAGTTTTACTGATGAAGATTACGAGCGAATCAACAGTGAAGTTGATCGCCTCTGCAAACGTTGCGACCCAATAAGCGAAATGCTTCGCTCATATAAACCAGATGAACACACTAAGGACGCTATCGACTGGCTGGAAGATGATGACTGTAACTATCAGGAAAAAGCCGCTGAATGGTTCTGGGATGCAATAACCGAAAGAGTTAAGGCTGAATATGCCTTCGCAATATTCAAACGCAGACACATTTTTGGAGAAGCAGCATGAGCAATATCGTTGAATTCGTTAAACAGCAGGAGCAGTTATTCTGCGGAGCATTGACTGAACAGACGGTGACATGGGCTAAGGAAAGCCAGTTTGCAATTCAGTATTTCCAGAAAAACGATTACCTGGCTAAAACAGCACTGGCAAACCCAACCAGCGCACAGAACGCCATCATCAATGTTGCGGCGATCGGTATCACCTTAAACCCGGCTAGCAAACTGGCTTATCTGGTTCCGCGCGACGGCATGGTGTGCCTTGATATCAGTTATATGGGATTGCTCCATATTGCAATGGAGTCTGGTGTTATCTCATGGGGTCAGGCAAAACTTGTTCATGCTAACGATACCTATGAGTCAAACGGGCTTGATAAAGCACCAACCCATAAATACAACGCCTTCGGTGATCGTGGTGATATCGTTGGCGTTTACTGCACAGTTAAGACGCCAGCAGGTGATTATCTAACGGAAGAGATGAGTCTGGCTGAAATTGAGGCTGTAAGGAAAACAAGCAAGGCGGCATTCAGCGATAAAGGACCATGGGTAAATCACTGGAATGAGATGGCGCGAAAGACGGTCGTAAAGCGTGCAAGCAAGTATTGGCCTAAGGCATCACGTCTTGATAGTGCTATTCACGTACTAAACGAAGAAGAAGGTGTGTGGACTGAACCAGTTATGCCGCACAAATCAGAGGAAGATATCCGCGAAGATGAACGGAAACGCCAGCAGGAAATAATGGAAAAAGCACAACTTCTTTGTGATGAAATGGCTCAGGCTGAAAAAATGGATGATTTGAAGAGATATTTTGCAGAAGCATATCGCCTGACATCTGGAATGAAATTGCAGCAGAACATACAAGCCATTTACATAGAATGCAAAGCGAAACTGGAGGTTGCCAGTGAGCAAACTGTATGAAATAGCCAATGAATACGCAAAATTGATGGATTCAGATTTAGAACCAGAGATGATTGCTGACACAATAGAAGGCATGGAAGGAGAATTTACCGATAAAATAGAGCAACTTCTTTCCGTCATTAAAAATGAATCTGGTTATGCTGAACGCCTCAAGGAAGAGGCAAAGTCACTTAATGAGCGAGCCGCAGTAATCCAAAATAAGATTGACAGCATCAAATCATATATAGCGTCATCGCTTGAAATGGTTGGCAAGAAAAATATTCGAGCAGGTATTCACCAGGTAACAATCCGCAAACCGTCAGAAATTGTAGAAATAATCGACTCAAGCGCCCTTCCTCCTGAATACGTTGAGTTTGAAACGACAATTAAAGCCGACAAACTGGCAATCAAACACCAACTAAAAGCAGGAATAAATATCCCCGGCGCTCAACTCAAAGTTGGGAAACCTTCACTTCTTATCAAATAACGGTATCGCCTATGAAAAAGACTCCATGGGAGAAATGGGAAGTCGATTTCTTGCGCGAGGTAGCGGCGACAATGCCAGTTGAAGTTATCGCAGAAAAACTGGAAAGGACTGAAAAAGCAGTAATGGCGAAAGCAACAAGGATTGGCGCTGACATTGTTAGCCGACTTCGTGGAAGACGCTGGACAAGAGCCGAAGTATCACTTTTCGGTAAGTTCTCCGCAGAAGAAATAGCAATTGCAACCTGCCGCTCAATTTATTCAGTAAGAGCTATGCGATACAAGCTAAAAAAACTCGATGAAGAAAGAGCAGGCATACGAATAAATTAACATGGAATAATTAACAATGAAGCTAAACATCGACCTCGGAAAATACGTTATTACCGGAACCAAACACGACCTGATTCTTAGCGAAAGAGGAATTATCAAAGAAGGCGAGAATGCAGGGAAAGAAACACTAAGTCGTATCGGTTATTACAGCAAGTTTGAGCATCTGGTTAAAGAGTTATGCAACCGTGAAATCCTGTTATCTCAGGCGCAGACGCTACAGGATATTCAGCAGCATATCGAGACTTTAGGTGTATCACTTAGCATGGCTGTTGACCAGTTCATGGAGAGTAAATCATGAGAGGACTTGCATACAATCCCGGCATTCTTCCGGCAGAAATGATTATTCGCCAACGCGTAAAGCCAATGCCATCGAGAGAGGAATTGCTTAAGCGAAACTCGTTTCCATCAGTGAATCAGAACAAATATCTGAATGCGATGTGGCGTAAAGGAGGCAAACAGTGAGCAATTCAGCACGACTACAGCTTGGTTTTTCACCGCTATCAAAAACAATCGTGTTGGCAAAAATGCGTGACTTAGGGGATGGAACAAAACGTCGTGTCGGCAATGATCGCGGTCGCGATGTAACCAACGAGGCCGCACAACTCGTTTGGCATCTAGTCATGGCTGAAGGCGGTGAAATTAATTGGGAGCTGGATGATGGTTCTCGCATGGTATTGAAGGCAGAAAAGCAGGAGCCTCCACAGTGAATATCGACACCACGATAACGATCGATACGGCCCTAAATACCGGACTGGCACTTCTCGGTTGGCTTTACATCATGTCCAGTACATGGCGATGGCTGGGTTCCATTTTCCTAAAACAGTGGAAAAAACGGCGCAAACAGGAACTACGCCAGAAGGCATTAGAAGCGTTCTATGACGCATTTGAACTTAGCCGCATAGAACCAGGCACAACAGCCAGGATAGCGACAAAAGGCGACCTGATGATAGTGATGTTCAGACAGGAGAAAACAAAATGACAGAACAGACGATGACAAATCGCGAACTTGTTGATGCCGCGATTGAACTTGCTGGCGATTTTTATTCCATGATGGGTTACGAGCATCGACCTGGTTTTAAGTATTGGGAGTCACCGCATCCGCAAGAACAACAGGTGTTTGAAATGGCTTGCCGTGCTTTTGAGGTTATTCGCGGTTCTGATGTGATGGACGCCGTTGCCGACTTGGAGGATGAAGAGTGAGCGAGATTAACTATCAGGCACTGCGTGAAAAGGCAGAAAAAGCAACGTGGGGAGACTGGGACTCATATAAACCACACCGTGGCGCACGTGGTTATAAGGTCCGACTAAGTGGTCAGGCCATTGCGCAACACGTTCTGAAAAACAACGCTGAATTTATTGCTGCCTTTAATCCAAAGGTTGCTTTGGCATTACTGGATGAACTGGAAAGAAACCAGCAATACATCAAACGCCGTGACCAGGAGAACGAGGATATTGCGCTAACGGTAGGGAAGCTGCGTGTTGAGCTGGAAGCCGCAGAGAAGCGCAACGCAAAATTACAAAGCGAGAATGCATACATCCGCAACCGGTACAAAGAACTGGACCTGTTAATCGGGAAAAACATTCTGGTCATGCAGGCTGCGATTATCGAATGGCAGGCAACTGGCGACGCTAAGAGCGGACTGGCATGGATTTATAACACACTGTTTGGCCCAGGCGAATTGCCGGACGAATCTGAGAAAGATGCTCAGGCCTACTTTAATCGCAAATATGCACCGATTGACGAAAAGCTTATGGAGCTTCACAAGTGGTTTTGGGAACAAAGTAAAGCCGAGCGCGCCGCTGGCATTCGCATCAAAGGAGAGTGAGGATGTTCAATAATTTGCCTGGTACTGGTTTTTTCGTTGTTTTCGGTGTCATTTGCGCCGTTATTGGCTGGGCAGTTATTGAGTCCATTCTTTGGCTGCTTTCTTTCATTCACATAACTATTGGTTGAGAACTGATCCATGACCACTTTAACCGACAAAGAACTGATTAAAGAAATCAAAGAGCGAATCGGTAGCCTGGACGTGCGAGACAATATTGAGCGTCGGGCTTATGAAATTGCTCTGGCATCGCTGGAAGCAGAGGCAGTTATGTTCTGTATATCAGGACAAAATGTAGATTCAGAAGAACATGTATCAACCAGCAAAGCGGTTGTTGATGCCTGGGTTGAAGAATGGAATCAGGTTGACGGAAGTCATGGCGAACCACTGTACAAAACTATGCCACTCTACTATCACGCTGCCTTGCCAGCGCCGGTAGTGCCGGAAGAAGCAACTCCGGAAAACGTAGAAATGCTCTCTGGCTATGTTTCCACGTACAAATTAACCGATAGCGAGCGCGATATTGCTGCCGAAATATGGAACGCCTGCCGCGCCGCCATGCTTCATGGTGCCGAACCTGCAAGTAATCATGAAGAGTTGCCACTTGATTATCTCCAAGGTCAAAAAGATGGTCTTGAATGGGCTGCGCAGCTTGCAGAAGCAAATCACCCACAAACTGGCGACTGGCTTTACGATGACCCGCTGGAGCTGGCTAAAGCTATCAGAAAAGGTCCTGACATGCCCGAATTCGATGGACCAACTCCGGTAACTCTGGATGGTTGGATAAGCTGTAGTGAGCGAATGCCTGAGAACATTCCCGGAAGTTGTAAAGAGTATCTGGTGTTTGATGGGCTTAATAATAAAGTTCATCACGATTACTGGGTTGTCCCTGATGGAGACAGTGCGCCAGTTGCGTCGTTCTGGAATCATTACGGGGCACATGTAACTCACTGGATGCCTCTACCAGAACCGCCGAAGGAGGTTAACCGTGGCTAACCTGCAACTTGCCGTCAAAGGTGAATACTTCGATGCCATGATTCGCGGAGATAAAACGGAAGAGTATCGCCTGTGTAATGACTACTGGAATAAGCGCCTCGTTAACCGTAAGTATGACCGCCTGATTATCACAAAGGGATATCCGAAGCGCGACGATTCCAGCCGCAGAATTGATATTCCGTATGACGGATATGAAATCAAGACAATCACACATCCGCACTTTGGCGATAAACCGGTAAAGGTGTTCGCGATAAAGGTAAATATCGGCAATAAATAACAATCCTCGCACTCGCGGGGATTTATTTTATCTGAACTCGCTACGGCGGGTTTTGTTTTATGGAGATGATAAATGCACTTCCGAGTCACAGGTGAATGGAATGGAGAACCATTCAACAGAGTTATCGAAGCAGAGAACATCAACGACTGCTATGACCACTGGATGCTGTGGGCGCAGATAGCACATGCAGACGTAACCAATATTCGAATTGAAGAACTGAAAGAACACCAAGCCGCCTGATGGCGGTTTTTTCTTGCGTGTAATTGCGGAGACTTTGCGATGTACTTAACACTTCAGGAGTGGAACGCACGCCAGCGGCGCCCAAGAAGCCTTGAAACAGTTCGTCGATGGGTGCGCGAATGCAGGATATTCCCTCCTCCGGTTAAGGATGGAAGAGAGTATCTGTTCCACGAATCAGCGGTAAAGGTTGACTTAAATCGACCAGTAACAGGTAGCCTTTTGAAGAGGATCAGAAATGGGAAGAAGGCGAAGTCATGAGCGCCGGGATTTACCCCCTAACCTTTATATAAGAAACAATGGATATTACTGCTACAGGGACCCAAGGACGGGTAAAGAGTTCGGATTAGGCAGAGACAGGAGGATAGCAATTACTGAAACAATACAGGCCAATATTGAGTTACTCTCAGACAGCGGACGCAAATCACTGATAGACAGAATTAAAGGCGGTGACGCAATCACTCTTCATGTGTGGCTTGACCGATATGAAAGAATCCTCACCGAAAGGGGGATCAGGCCGAAAACTCTACTCGACTACGCCAGCAAAATCAGGGCAATCCGAAGAAAATTGCCGGACAAACCGCTCACTGACATATCAACGAAAGAAGTGGCAGCAATGCTAAACACCTACGTAGCAGAAGGTAAAGCAGCTTCCGCAAAATTAATCAGGTCAACCCTTGTTGACGTTTTTCGTGAAGCAATAGCCGAGGGGCATGTGGCAACGAATCCGGTAACAGCAACCCGTACAGCAAAGTCAGAAGTAAGGCGCTCAAGGCTGACAGCTAATGAGTATGTCGAGATTTACCATGCAGCCGAACCTCTCCCTATCTGGCTAAGGCTGGCGATGGATTTGGCCGTCGTTACAGGGCAGAGAGTCGGCGATTTGTGCAGAATGAAATGGTCAGACATAAACGACAACCATCTTCACATTGAACAGAGTAAAACAGGGGCTAAACTCGCCATTCCGCTAACGCTAACGATTGACGCGCTCAATATCTCACTGGCTGATACACTACAGAAATGCAGGGAGGCCAGCAGCAGTGAAACTATAATCGCATCAAAGCATCACGATCCGCTTTCCCCGAAAACAGTATCAAAGTATTTTACAAAGGCGAGAAATGCATCTGGACTCTCATTTGATGGAAACCCGCCAACATTCCATGAACTGCGTAGCCTGTCAGCGAGGCTATACCGGAACCAGATTGGCGATAAGTTTGCTCAACGTCTTCTCGGGCATAAATCAGATTCAATGGCGGCGCGGTATAGGGACAGCCGTGGACGGGAATGGGACAAAATTGAAATCGACAAATGA